TTCAAAGGTAGACATGACAGATTTAGATGAACTTAACAAACTATGTATTGATAGTTGGCTACTTGCAACAAGGTGGAGTGAAATACAAAGCAATTCAGTAAAGCTATCAAAAGAGTTTGGCATAAATAAAACCGATTTTAATACATGGGCTTATCAAAAATACAGACAACTTCAAGAGATGCACATAACAGTTAGAAGCTGGTACAGAATGGCAAGAGAAGAATACAAAGCAAATCAAATGTTGGAGGGATAGTATGAATAAAGTAATTATAGCAGGATATATAGGACAAGATGTTGATGTAAAGTACACGCAGCAGGACAACAAAGCACTAGCAAGTTTTAGTGTGGGAACAAGAGAAAGCAAAGACAAAACAGAGTGGCACAGATGCGTAGCATGGGATAAGACCGCAGAATTTATTAGTAAATACTTCAAAAAAGGCTCGTACATAGCACTCACAGGAAGATTACAAACAAGAAAATGGGAAGATAAAGATGGCAAGACAATGCATACAACAGAAGTTATAATTGAAACTGCAGAATTTGGTGGAAGCAAGGCAAAAGAAGATAATGCCGAACAATCAACTGTTACAGATGCAGATTTACCATTCTAGGAGGCAATATGATTGAATTTGATCCGCAACCAACAAAATGCCACTTTTGTGGCGGAGATGTAATATTTACAACAAACGATAAAATATACGGCAAAAAATATGGGAATGGTATGTGTTATATGTGTACCAAATGTAAGGCTTATGTTGGAGTACATGACAATTCAAAAACAGCATTGGGCATATTATCAAACAAAGAAATGAAAGAGTGGAAAATAAAGTGCCATGACTTATTTGATGCAATTTGGAAACAAGGCAAATACAACCGAAACTACTTGTATAAAAAATTGGCTGGTCAAATGGGAATTGAAAGAAGCCATTGCCACTTCGGACATTTTGATTTGGAAGAATTAAAAAAAGCATATCAATTAATAAGAAGGTGGAATTATGACGTACAAAAGCAAGAGAAGTAAAGCAACTAATATACCAATGAAAGTAAAAAAAGCAGTATTTGAAAGAGATAATGGACATTGTATTTATTGTGGCAGAATAGGACAACCAAATGCACATTATATATCCAGAGCTAAAGGCGGACTAGGTATTGAACAAAATATTGTTACGCTATGTATAGGATGTCATCATCAATATGACAATGGGGAATTACACAAAGAAATAGAAGTATATATTAGAAAATACCTACGAGCCAAATATCCAGACTGGAATGAGCAAGATTTAATTTATAAAAAATGGCAAGACATTAATAATTAAAAAAATAAAATAATGTTTGACATTATAAACAAGTTAATATAAAATTAAAGTACGAAAGATAACCTGAACACAATTACATAGATATACAAAGCCTATTTTATAGACTTTTTATATACAAAAAGGACTTCGCTTTTCAGGTTACGTGAAGTCCTTTTCTTGTTTTTAGGAGGACAAAAGATGGGTGATAGAAAAGCGATAAGCAAAAAATTAAGATTTGAAGTTTTTAAAAGAGACAACTTTACTTGTCAATATTGTGGTAAGTCCGCTCCTGATGTAATTTTAGAAGTCGACCATATAAATCCAGTTAAAAATGGCGGAGATAATAATATAATGAATCTGATAACGGCTTGTTTTGATTGCAATAGAGGGAAAGGTAAAAGAAAATTGGCAGAAAATGAAGAATTAAAATTACAAATGGAACAATTGAAACAAATAAATGAAAAAAGAGAACAACTTGAGATGTTATTAAAATGGAAAAAAGAATTAGATAATTTTGAAAACGAACAAGTTGATAAAATAGAAGAAATATTATACAAAAAAACTAATAATGTATTTTCTGAATATGGGAGAGCAAATTGCAGAAAAAATATTAAAGAATATGGATTTGAAGAAGTTTACGAAAGCACAATTATTTCTATAAACCAATATTATGACGAAACAGACGAAGATAGTGTAACAAAAGTTTTTGATTATATTGGCAAAATTTGTTGCACAAGGAGAAGGCAAAAGAGTAATCCTTTGGAATATAAAATAAATTACTTATGTAAAATTGCAAAAAACAGATTCGGTTATTTTGACAATGTTGCAACTAGAACATATTTAAAAAAATATTTTGACATAGAAGATTTTGAAATATTAAAAGAAATTTTTATTTCTTCTAGAAATTGGACAGATTTAAGAAATAATTTAGAAGAATATTTTGAGGAGGACTTCTAAATGGCTATATATAGAAATATACATACCACGTTTTGGTCAGATACAAAAATTGTAGATGATTTTACTCCTGAGGATAAATATTTTATGCTTTATTGTTTAACTAATAATTATACTAATCTTTGTGGTTGCTATGAAATAAGTATAAAGCAAATGTGCAGAGATTTAGGATATAATGAGGAAACAGTTAAAAATTTGTTAAAAAGATTTCAGAATGTTCACAAGATAATTTATTACAATGAAGATACAAAAGAATTATTTATAAAAAATTGGCATAAGTATAATTGGACAAAATCTGAAAAATTAGACAAACCTTTATTAGAAGAGATAAAAAACATTAAATCCATTGAATTTAGTAAGGTTTTAACGAGTTTATACAATAATAGAGATACGGTATCCATACCGTATCAATACCCTATGGATACAACTGTATCTGTTACTGATACTGTTACTGATATTAATTTAAAAGTAAAAAAGAAAAATCCAACTTTAGAAGAAGTGGAACAATACATTAAAGAAAAACAATTAAAAGTGGATGCAAAACAGTTTTATGATTATTTTTCCGAAGGTAATTGGATTGATTCCAAAGGGAATAAGGTTAAAAATTGGAAACAAAAGTTACTTACTTGGAACAAATATTCAAAAGATGAAAATAAATCATCAACAAACAATATTTATCATGCTAGTAACAACCAATATGGAGATTTAAGCCAATTTTATGCGAATTAAGGAGGGGTATAAATGAATCTAAATAAAACTGAAAAAGAAGTTGAACAGATACTTGAAGAAGTCGAAACAACAAGAAAAAGCGATAATTTATTATTCGTAGCGTACTGGATGAAGAAAGCACCACACGTTAGTTTTATAGACTTTTGGAAAGAGCCACAAAAATATGGTGCAAGTTCATACAAGAGTGTCGAAAGATGCCGAAGAAAAATACAAGCTAGGCGACCAGAATTAAAGGATAGAAAGATTGCAGAGCTACGAGAACAAGCAGAGATGGATTATATTGAGTATGCGATAGGAGGCTAGAGTATGTTCTGGATAGGATATTTAGCAGGGGTAATAAGCTTGATACTATTCGCAATAATGTTGGCAGGAGATGATGACAAATGAGAGGATTTGAAGATTGGACATATGAAGATGTGATTAAGCACAACGCTAGAATAAGCAAAACTGAACATATTGCCGACATTGGCAAAAAGAAAAGCAAATACAATAATCGCAAAGTTGAAGTGGATGGCATAAAGTTTGATTCACAAAAAGAAACAAACTACTATTGCGAGTTAAAATTAAGACTTGCAGCAGGAGAGATAAAAGCATTTTGCAGACAAGCTGAATTTATATTAGCACCAGACTTGAGATACAAGGCTGATTTTATTGTATTCAATAACGATGGAACGGCGGAGATTATTGATGTCAAAGGGATGCAGACAGATGTTTATAAAGCGAAAAAGAAAGTATTTGAAGATAAGTTTAATTTGAGAATAAAAGAAATATGAGAGGAGAATTTTTATGAAATTTAACTGGTTAGCATTTGGAATAACAGTAGTTGTTTTAATATTTTTATTTACAATTTTGAGCATTAGCGCAGTACCAACAGGACACGTTGGAATTAAAGTGAGATTTGGTGCAGTACAAAACGACGTGCTTGTTGAAGGGTTAAACTTTAAAATGCCATTAGCCGAAAGAATAGTAAGGATGGATTGTAGAACACAGAGAATTGATGTTGAAGGAGAAGGAGCATCTAAAGATTTACAAACCGTAAACACATATATAGCAGTTAATTATAGCGTGAAAAAAGAAAGAGCGTTTGAACTTTATAAGACAGTAGGAACCGATTACGAAAAAATATTAATAAAACCTCTTGCGCAAGAATCTATGAAAACAACAACAGCTAAATACACCGCAGAAGAATTGATAACAAAAAGAACTGAAGTAGCAAATACATTAACAGAAACATTACAAGAAAAGTTAGAAGAAAAAGGTATAGTTGTTGAAAATGTCAGTATTGTAAACCTAAATTTCTCAGCTGCATACAACAATGCAATAGAGCAAAAACAAGTTGCTGAACAAGAAGCCAAGAAGGCACAGCAGGAACTTGAAAAAACAAAAATTGAAGCAGAAAAGAAAGTAGTTGAAGCTCAAGCGACAGCAGATGCGAAGATAATTCAAGCACAAGCAGAAGCAGAAGCAGCGAGAGTACAGAAGAGTGAATTAACAAAAGATTTATTGCAATTAAGATGGATTGAAAAATGGGATGGCAAATTGCCAAACACAGCATTGTCAGATTCAATACCTTTTCTAAATATCAACAATTAAAGAGGTGCAAAATGAATAGACAAGAAAGAAGAAGATTACAAAGACAAGGTGCAAGTGAAGATTATATAGAAAAACGCAGAAAAGATGATGTATACAACGAAGGTTACAAAGAAGGTATGCTGAAAGCAATAGAGATAACATTCTACTTAACTGCGTATACGCTCAACTACAAGATAGATTTAAAAGGACACGATTTAAGTGAAGCTATGTACTGGATTTATAACAATATAGATGCGTTTCGTACAGGACATTTAACAGCTGAAGATTTTAACACAATAAAAAAAGAAATTGAAGATATGGGAGTGAGGTTGAAATAAAGGAGAAAATTATGAATGAACTTAGTGCTATATACAATCCAGTTTATAACGACAAACAATATTACTTACACCATAGATGTTCTAATTGCGGATTTTGTATTGAGTTAGATGAGTGGCAAAAACAATTTAAGTATTGCCCTAATTGTGCAAGCGAGATTATAAGATATGGTGAGCCTGTATTTGATTCAAAGCCAGATTTTAGTTGGCTAGAGCCATATAAAGAAGTATACAAAGAACTAGAAGAAAAAGAAGATGAAATTGATAGGCATTTAGAATACTTGCTATTTGTAAAACTAAATGATAACACGAATGAGTTTTTGAAAAAGCTAGAAGTAGCTATTGATTATTGGAACGACAGGCCATACACAGAATACAGGCTATGCAATAAATTAAAAAGGATATGGTGTGAAGGTACACCGCATTACACAACAATTAGAAAATTAAGAAAGGAGTTTGAAGATGAATAAAGCAGATATTTATTTGAAAGATGGAGTAGAGTACAAAGAGGTATCGGAAGAAATTGCAAATTTTGTAGCAAAGAGAACAGTACCAACAAGTGAATACGCATCCAAGTTCAACGATTTGGTATTGGCAATAGATATATTTTTTGAAAAGCAAGCTAAACCATCTCTAACAGAAGATGAGAAAGTTATATTAAGATATGTGAACACTAATCTTTATACCAAAATTGGAAAACATACAAGCGGGGAAATAATATTTCGCAACATATATGACTCATATAGTGTGATTACACCATATTTTAATTTTGAAAATATGTTTCAATTTATCCAACCACGGAGAAGAATATAGTATAAAGGAGCTGTTAAAAGATGAGTAATGTTAAGGTATGCCCAGTGTGCTTGGGTAGAGGATTTGTTCAATCAGGGTTTTATAATAGTACATCAGGAACATATATTACATCTACTACTGGGGTAGAAACTTGTCATAGTTGCAATGGAAAGGGATATGTAATAATACCTGAATATAGTATTAAAGAATTGTTAGGAGATGAGTAGAGATGCGACTTGAAGATATAGAAAAATTGGCAAAGGAAACAAACAGCAAAATTAGCTATATTTTAAGTGCATATGACGGACAATGTTCAATAGTAGATATTAAGCCGATAGAGAAAAAGCAATTAGAATATAAAATATCAGATTTATTAGGAGATAAGTAAATGAAATGCTTAACTGAAAAAGAAATGCAAGAAGTAATTGGGTTAATTAAAAAAGCACATATAAATCAACTAACAGCTATATTTAATTACATAATCAATTTTGCATATAAAAACAAAATGGATAATGAAGAATATATGAAATTTCTAAAAGCAATAAATAGAATATAAAGGGTGGCAAGTAACGAATTAAGCTGATTCGTGAGGGCTTCAATTCCCTGTAAGTGATTAGGCTTGCAAAACACTCATCTACCAAGTAGTAGAAGGAGTCTACGTGCTAGTGCAGGAGAGCTTAATTCCTGCATTGGTGCTAATTTAAAGGAGGAAGAATAGATATGATAGAGTATCACAAAATAGAAACATTATTTGAGAGGGATGAAAAAACTAAAAAAATAATTGTTGACAAATACAGAAATCCATCAATAGAATTTTTGAAAGACAATGAATGGCAATTCACCGAAAAGATTGACGGAACTAATATAAGAATACTATGGGATGGGCATAAAATAACCTTTGCGGGAAGGACAGATAAGGCACAAATACCTGCAGAACTGTCTAATAGATTATTTGAATTATTTGGTGGTGAAGTTAATGAGCAGATGTTTGAGCAAAAATTTGGTACTACCGAAGTAATGTTAGTAGGAGAAGGATATGGTGCCAAAATTCAAAGTTGTGGAAGTTTATATCGTAGCAATCAAGATTTTATTCTATTTGATGTAATGATAGCAGGAAATTGGCAACCTAGAGATGTTGTCGAAGATATAGCAAATTACTTTAATATTGATGTTGTTCCAATAGTATTAGAAGGCACATTAGATGATGCTGTAAAATACGTTAGAAAAAAGCCAAGGTCAACAATAGGGACGGCAAACAGCGAGGGAGTCGTTGGTAGACCAAAAATAGAATTAAACGACAGAACTGGGAAGAGAATTATAGTTAAAATAAAAGTGCGTGATTTTGAGGAGGAAGAATAAATGTTTAGCGATCCAGTAGAAATAAAAAAAGCAAGGAGATATGAAGAAATGTATGAAAAAATAAGCCAAGCTGATAAAATGTTTGAAGAGTTAGGATATAAAAAAGAAAAATACGATAAAGGAATTATGTTTTATATGCCAATACAAAATTTTGATGATAAAACACAGGCAATAAAATTTTATAATGACAAAACAATAATAAAACATTCTGATAATTTTCAAGCAGAGGATATCACAATGCAAGAACTAAAAGCAATAAATATGAAATGTAAAGAATTAGGATGGAGTGATGAATAATGTTAAAAATAAAAGAAAATGTGGATTTAAAAGAATTAGAAAAGTTTGGATTTTTGAAATATGGTGGGTATGAGGAATGTTATCACCATCATTATTATATTAAAGTTTTAAAATCATATTTCTTTCAGTCGTATAAAGAACTGTTTATTGATGCTGATTCTAGGAATGTAGAGGTATTTGAATATGACTGTATTCTTGGAAAACGAAGACTGGAAATTAGAGCAAAAAGAAGATGGATTAAAGATTTAATTAAAGCTCGGCTTAGTAGAAAAGGTTGGTGATGAATAATGACATTAGAAGAAGCCAAAGAATTAAGTGGTAGATTTATAGCCATAATTGATGATACGAAAGATACAATGAGTGAATGGCACGGATATTGTAATGCAGAAATGCATCAAGTGAAAAGAATTATACAAACACTCATTAATTACATAGAAAATGAGAGTATACCTGAAGAGAAAGTGAAAGAAGTCTTAATGGGAGAAATTACAGCGAAAAATATTACAGATGGTGATATTGAACATGTATATGCAATTAAATTATTACAAGAACTTTTAGGAGATGATTAAATGAAAAAAGAGAATACGGTAGAAGAAATGACGATAGGGTTAGGCTTTACAATTCCATTTAATAAAATGCTGGACAAGTTAGTAGAAAATAATTACAAAGCTGAAATTGGTAATATATCAATAAAATATATTGGCGAGAAGAATGATAAGCAAGTATATGAGATAGTAAGAACTAAAGGAGATGATATAAATGGCATTTGACCTTGACGATGAAGAATTAAAAGCTACAAGAGAATTAAATGGAATTGGCGAAAAGATACCAACACCTGATAACCAAGTACCAATAGAAGAACAGATGGGACATTATTATGACACTGGTGTAAAGTTAAATTTGTATGAGGTTGGTATGAGTGAAGAAGAAGTGATAAACCAAATAAAAGATTTAATAAAAGATAGGGCATCATTTATTGGAACTAGTGCTAATGGCAACAGCGTATATAGGAAGGATAAAAACGCATTACAAACTATTTTAAGCCTATATCAACAAGAAAAAGAAAAAGTACAAGAATATGAAAAACAATTAGATTTAGACTATGTAGATAAAAACTATGTATCTAAAGAATATCATGATATGGTAGTAAAAGAACAAAATGATATTATAAATGATTTAAAAAAAGCATTAGATATAGTTAATCGTGATAAGGGAATATTTATAGAAAGTTATGAACAAGAAAAAGAAAAGAATAAAAAACTACAAGAAGAAAAAGAAGCATTTGAAAAAAGTTATGCAGAAGCGAGAGAAGATGAAGCTAATGTAGTTATGAATGCACATAAAGTTATAAACAATTTAGCAAAGGCAATAAAATTTATGGGAACAAATGAAGAACTTACAGAAGAAGATATTATTAAAATGTTTTCACCAGAAGAAATAAAAATGAATTTTGATGACTTCATGAAGCGTTGGGAGAGCGAACAGCACAAAAAAGCCAAGTTAAAGGAAAAAGTTATAGATATGACGATAGAAGATGTTTTTAATTGTTGTATACATGGTTTTAGCAACGCAGAACAAGTTAAAGAATACTATTTTAAGAAAGCTAGAGAAAACAAATTATAGTTTATAAAAATCTTATGAAATTATAAAGTATATTTTATGAGGTGAAGAATGAAAAAACAATGGAATACATATACGCAATGCCCTGAATGTAATGGTACAGGAATGGTAGGAGAATTTATTGAACTATTAGGAGCATTTGTAGATTATGAATGCCCGAAATGTAAAGGAAAAGGATGGATAAAAGCAGAAAAATGAAAAAGTTTATTTTATATTTAATTAGGTGGCAATTAAGCACAATAATATTAGCACCATGCATACATTACCTGCCTTTTGATACATTGACTAAAACAATTATTGCTAATTTAATAGGTGGTTGTATATTTTTCTGGATAGATAAATTTATATTTAAGGAGGAAAAAAATGAAAAATAATAGTGGAGTTTCGGAGATAGGGATTTATATTATAATATTTGGGATTATTGGTAGTATTTGGTTAATATTTACATTATACCCACGCATTATGGGGAATAAAACGTTTTTAGATACAAAATGTAAATATACAAAAGCAATAACAAGCATTAATGGGGAAAAACTAGAAATAGATATAGACACTTGGAATGATTATGAGGGGGAACAATTACAGATAATAGGAAAAGATGGTAAAGTATATTTAGTGTCTAGTTTTAATACAATGTTGATTGGAGAATAAAAATAGTTGACTTGTAGTTGACTAAAAATAGTAAATAGTGTATACTAAAAGAGGGCGGAGCTTATGAATTATGAAGAATTAATGTGTAAGTTTTGCAAGGAATGTATAGGAAAGAATTTAAAACAATATATAATAAAATCTAACAATAAATTCAATAGCGACACTATTGCTATTAGATGTGATAATTTTTACTCAAAAGATGAATTTAAGAGCAATATTGTGTAAGTATTGCTCTTTTTATATATTGCAGAATAGCCAAGTTGGTAAGGCACGAGGTTTTGAACCTTGTATGCGATGGTTCGAGCCCATCTTCTGCAACCAAGATAAAATGATATAGTAAGGCGGGTGATAATGTGCAAAAGGCAAAAATTGGAAATACAAATGCTTTAAAATATAAAAGTGAAAAAGAATTAAAAAAGGGAATAGAAGAATATTTTGAAGAATGCGATAAAAATAAAAAACCGTACACTATGAGCGGACTTGCATATTCACTTGATATAGATAGAACAACATTAATAAATTATGGCGAAAGAGATTCGTTTTCTACTCTTATAAAAAAAGCAAAAGCGAAAATACAGGCACAGCTTGAAGAAAATGCGCTTACTGGCAAAGGAAATGCAACATTTACAATATTTAACTTGAAAAACAATTATGGATGGCAAGATAAAGCAGAAGTCGAAATAAGAAAAGATCCTATTGAAGATTTAACACCATTAGCAGAACTTCTTAAAGGAGATAATAAATGAAATTAGTTCAAACTATAAATTGGTGTCCTTTTTCGCAAAAACATATTGACTACATTAAAAATGGATTAAAAAACATTATGAATGTAGCAGAAGGTGCTGTTAGAAGCGGAAAAACGATTGATAATTGTATTATTGCTCAAATGTATCTTGAAACTTGTAGAGATAAAATACACTTGGCTAGTGGTAGTACATTAGCAAATGCAAAATTAAATATTGGATATTGCAATGGTTTTGGGCTAGAATGCTTATTTAGAGGAAGATGCCATTGGGGGAAATATAAAGATAATGATGCATTATTTATAGATACTAAAACTGGAGAGAAAGTAGTGATATTTGTTGGTGGAGGTAAAGCAGACAGCTATAAAAAAATATTAGGTAATTCATACGGCTTATGGATTGCAACGGAAATAAACGAACATTTTGATGGTGATGATGCACAAACAAGCTTTATAAAAGTAGCATTTGATAGACAAATTGCATCAAAGGATATGCTTACACTATGGGATTTGAACCCAAGCTATCCTAATCATCCTATATATACACAATATATTGACAAGTGGCAAGAACAAGGGCTGGTAGGAGGCTATCAGTATCAACATTTTACTATTGAAGATAATTTGTCTATTACAGAAGAAAGAAAAAAACAAATAGAGAGTAAATATGAAGTCGGAAGCGTATGGTGGAAAAGAAATATTAAAGGAATGCGAGTAAGCGCAGAAGGAATAATTTACGTTCAATTTTGCAATCATCGAGAGTTATTTATTAAGAATGAAGCGGTTGACGAAGAAGGAAAACCTATAAATTTTATGATTATAAGTATTGGCATAGACTATGGAGCAAATAAAAGTTCTACTGCTTTTAAAGCAACAGGAATAACACCATATTTTAGACAAGTATGGACATTGGATGAAGAAAAGATAGAGGGTATTAATTCTCCAGAAGAAATATATAAAAAATTTGAAGAGTTTTATAAGAGAGTAGTTAAAAATTACGGCAAAGTAACTTATGCTTTTGGCGATTATGGATCACTTGGGCAGGTAATTACATTGGGAATTAATAAATATTTGCAACAGCAAGGAATACCATTGCAAATTAAAGATTGCGTTAAAGGAAAAATAACAGACAGAATACAGCTTGATTGCCAATTATTCGCAACAGGCAAGCGATTTATAGTAAAAAAGTGTAAGCACATGATTGAAGCATATAGTCAAGCAATTTGGGATAGCAAGCATCCAGACGAAAGATTAGATGATGGAACTTTTGATGTAGATAGTTTGGATGCTAATGAATATTCATATTTTAGCTTTTACGATAAACTTATGATGAATATGTAATAGTGAAATTATGTCGACATTGATAAAAAGCTATTTTTAAGAATTGCAATGTAAAAATATGGTAAAAAGTATCGAAAATTACCGAGGAAACACTTTAAAAAAGTTAAAATTATTAACATAATATAAATAAGGAGGCAAAAGATGAAATTAGAAGATTTTTTGCAGGCAAATTATGGATATAATCCAGATGTAAAGGATGTAATACAAACTTACATCGACCAATGGAAGAGCTGGTACAGAGGGAATGTAAAGAGCTTCCATAATTATTTTATTTACAATGGCAACAGAAAAGTAAAGCAGAAGAGATACACAATGAATATGGCAAAGGAAATAAGCGAGGACTGGTCAGACATATTGTGGAGCGAGAAGTGCAAAATCAATATGGGAAATGACGAAACACAAAAGCAATTTGATGAATTATTAGACAAGCTAGACTTGAATGTAATAATAAATCAGTCTATCGAGAAGTCAGGAGCTATGGGAACAGAGGCAACAGTAGTAAGTGTGTATGATATCGTTAAAGATGAAGATAGAATGATATTAGATGTATCAGAAGCTAAAACGAGAGTAGACGTTGTTGACATTGACTGGATATACCCTTTGACTTGGAACAATAAAGAAATAACAGAGTGTGCATTTGGAAGTGTTGAATACATCAAGGGTATAAAGTACGTTGTATGCTCTGTGCATAAATTAAACGAACAAGGCAACTATGTTATTCACAATCATTTATTTCAAGAAACTAATGGGAACTTGTCAGAGATAACACAGGAAGAAACAGAATCGGTATTTGAAACAAAATCGAATGTAAAATGGTTTAGCATATTTAAGCCACTTCTAACTAATAATTTATTCGATAACAGTCCTTTTGGAATACCACACTATGCTAATGCACTAGACAGCCTAAAGTTTGTAGATTTGGCGTATGATGCTTTAAAAGACGAAATACAGAATGGCAGAAGAAGAATATTTGTTAGTGCTGAAATGCTAAATTATAACGATGGCACACAGAAATATACTTTTGACCCTAATGATGTAACCGTTTATCATTTGCCTAAAGAAGCAAATAAAGACACAATGATACAGGCTGATGCTGACCAATTAAGAACAAGTCAACAAATTGAAACGTTAAACACTAACTTGAACATATTGAGCAACAAAGTTGGACTAGGCGACAATTTCTATACGTTTGATGGAGCCGACTTAACAACAGCCACCGCAGTAATGAGTTCAAACTCTAAACTAGCACGCAGAAAGAAGAAGCTAGAGATAGGATATGAAAGTGCTATTTATGATTTAGTGAAAGCGGTATGTTACGCATCAACTGAATTTGGTACATACGACATAAACACAGATGATATGGCTATAAAATTTGATGATAGCATAATTGAAGATACAGAAGCAATGAGTATAAGAGCATTAAGAGAATATAACGCAGGATTAATAAGTGGTGCTGAATACAGAGCTAGAATACTAGGAGAAACAGAAGAGGTTGCTAAACAAAAGATAGATGAAATTAAACAAGAAGAGCCTGAAACAGAGCAAATGCTAAATGAGTAGGTGATTAGATGATAACCGAAGAAATGCAGGATAGATTGATACAGAGCTTGCTAGATAGAGTTGAAGAACTTAACATTGAGATATTAGTTGAATTGGGCAGGCAAATTAAGCACATAGGGACATTGACACCGAGCCAAGCTCATAAATTGGCACAAATACTTTATTATGGCGAAAATGTGAACTGGATAGCGAGGCGATTATCAGAGATTACAAACTTGAATGTACGAGAAATATACCAAATACTAAAACAAGTGGCAATGGAGAATCAAGAGTTTGCAAGACCGTTTTACAAAGCTAGAAAGATAGACTTTATACCATACGAAAAGAATTTACTATTGCAGAAAGAAGTAAAAGCAATTGCAAAGGTAACAGCTGATAGATACAGAAACATTATGAATAGCACAGCGTATGTATTAGATGGAAAGTTAGTACCAATTAACAAGATATACACCGAAGTAGTTGACAAAGCAGTATTAAGCGTAAGTCAAGGCAAAGAGAGTTACCAAATGGCAATGCGTAAGGCAATGGACGAATTAACAAAGGCTGGCATGAGAGTACGAGTAGATAAGAATGGAGAACCAACAGGTACAAGAGTAGTTGATTATAAAAGCGGTATATCAAGGAGAGCTGACACAGCAATTAGAATGAACACGCTAGAGGGCATAAGGACTGTATCAAATGAATTACAAAAGCAATTTGGTGAGGAATACGGAGCAGATGGCATAGAAATATCAGTACACGATCACCCAGCACCAGACCATGAGAATATACAAGGGCATCAATACACCAATGAGGAATTTGAAAAATTAAATAGCAACCTAGAAAGACCAATAAGCACATTAAATTGTTATCACTATGTATTTAGTATTGTAATGGGCGTAAGTAAGCCACAATACACACAGGAACAACTAGACAAAATAAAAGAGGACAACTACAAAGGATTTGAATTTGAGGGTAAGCATTACACATTATATGAGGGAACACAACTTCAAAGGCGAATAGAAACAAAAGTAAGGCAATTAAAAGATAAACAGATAATATCAAGAGAAATGGGCGATACAGAAGCGGTGGGAAACTGCCAAAGGCAAATAACACAACTAACAGATAAATATAATGAATTAAGTAAAATAAGTGGATTAAAAGCTAAAATGAAGCGTATGACAGTAAGTGGATATAGAAGGGTTAAGGTGGGATAATATGAAGATTGCACTTTATTATACAAGACCTTTTGAAACAGGCGGAGTAGAAAAAACAATGCTTGAAAGAGGTAAATATCTAAAAGAACACGGACATGATATTACTTTTGTTTACGCAAGCAATGACAGCCCAATAGATATGCTTGAGAAATGGGCAACAGTTGGAAATGTAAAGCATATTGATATCTGCGAGAATGAAACATTTGATTATTGTATATATGATGCTGTGTATAATTTGCGAAAAGTTAAGGCAAGGGCATATATTCAAGTGATTAATGGCAATTTAATTGATAGTTGCGAGAACTACGAAGAAACAATACCATTCAACAAGTATGTTGCAGTAAGTGAAGAGGCAGCGAAGCAATTCAAGGAACGCAAATGCAAGGATTGTATAATTATACCAAACATGATAGATGAAGCGGAAGTTATACGATTGTCAAAAGAAAAAGTCGATATACCAAAGAAAAAGCATAATTTTGTTGTTGTGAGCAGAATAGATCCACAAAAAGGATTTTTAAGATTGCAACAAGTGATTGATAAGTGCGAAAAAATATATGGTAAAGACTATCAATTTGTAATTATAGGCAGTTGCTATCTGTATCCTAAATTTAGTGAGCAGTTAAAAAAAGATTGGGCAAAGTACAATGTGATTTGGGAGGGCAAACAAGATAATCCGTATAAATATATGGCGTGGGCAGACTGCTTATTTCAATTAAGTGATTATGAAAGTCAATGTATGGTAATGTATGAAAGTTTAATTTGCGGAACTCCTTGTGTATGTACGGACTTTCCTACTGCAATTAAAGAGCTGACAGATGGCAGAGGTATTGTGCTAAAGAAAGATATGTCTAATTTAGATATGGAACAAGTTGAGGGATTAAGAAAAGGCTTTGAATATCACTACCCAGATTATGGTGAGGAGTGGCTAAAAATACTTGAGCCTATTGAAAAGAAAGACCACAAATTTAGCATAATA